CCTTGACCAACTTGGAGAGGGGGCGCGGCCAGACGCTGAGCAGATTGAGTCCTTTTTCGCGCTTAACAATACCCCGGTCGCTGGGCAGTATTGCCGGGTTGTAGTGGCTCCTCATATCGCCACTGCTTTGCAGTATATGCTCGACAGCGGCATCACATCCGAGCACGTCGAAATCATCCGGGTTGAGTGGATGGGGCAGGATATGACCGAGGTCGAAGTGGATGATTATGAAGTCACCCTTGAAGACGGCTCAACAATGATTGTTCATGATTTAGAAGAACACCCTGACGCAGTAGCCACGGGGTCGAAAAGTATTCTTATTGAGCGAACACCCTTCCAAGTCGGCACGCAGGACGTGACAGATGAGGAGGGTAATGTAATAGATCAGCAGCCCGTTTATCTTGGGAGAATGGTATGAGTGCTTTAGTAAAAATAACTCCAGAAGGTTTAGATGTAGCAAACTCCTACTTAACAACTAATTCTATCGAACAAACTGCTGCAGCTTTATGTGTTTCTACGGAGAAGGTCACCGAAGTTTTAAATACGCCAGAGGTTAAAAGATATATTGACACTGTGTATTTAGATTTGGGTTATAGAAATAAGTTTAAACTAGGGTCTTTGCTAGATGAAATAATAGAAAGCAAACTTGAAGAAGCTAGAGAATCTGAAATGTTCACTAGTAAAGACCTTTTAGATGTACTTCAATTCGCCCATAAGATGAGGATGGAGGAGATAAAAGCCCTTCAACTACAACAAAACACGACCATAAAAAACCAGACAAATGTGCAGATAAATGAGGGTACTCCATTTGGGCAAGGGAACTATGGCAAGCTAATGGAAAAGTTACTAAGCGATGGTGGAGGATAGACTTTATAGGATCGAAGAGAAGATAGACAAACTAGCCGACATGCTAGTTTCTCTAGCTCGTGTTGAACAGAAGCTTAAGTCTCTAGAGATAGATAGGTTAGAGAATAGCGATAGAATCCTAAAAATCGACTCTAGAGCAGATGCTAGAATGACCTCCTTAGAGGGTAGAGTTAATAAGCTAGAGTTAGTAGATAGAGAGCAAGGGATTACCCTTAAAACCCTTGTCAGAATTTTCTGGCTGATAGCATCACTAACCGTGGGTGCTTTAATTACAGTAATTATAAAATGATACTATTTAAACGTGGGTGTTGGTACGTAAAGGTCGAGGGTCGTCAATTCAAATACTTTACTAGCGATGAGGCCGAGTACTACCACGATCTTTTCATTAGAGAAGGATTGCCGAACCGCTGAAGAGGAAACCTTAGCAGTTTGCTAAAGGATAAGAAATGCAAATAAGTAGAACAGATATTATAACTAGCCATGTCGTACAAACTGAAGACCCTAGGCGCTTTATTAAAATTCCTGTAATGGGATACTTAGATTTAATAGGAATCAATCCTATCGAATCTCAGATCGCTATTATAAATGCTATACAATCTCCAAAGTATAGATTTATATCAGCCGCACTTAGTCGTAGACAAGGTAAAACTTATATTGCTAACATTATTGGGCAAATGGTTGCGTTAGTACCGGGTTCGCATATTCTGATTATGTCCCCAAACTATTCACTTTCTCAGATTTCTTTTGAACTCCAAAGAACTCTGATTAAGCAGTTTGATTTAGAGGTTATTAGGGACAATGCAAAAGATAAGGTTATAGAGCTATCTAATAACTCCACTGTTAGGATGGGTTCTGTTAACCAGGTTGATAGTTGTGTTGGGCGTAGTTATGATTTAATTATCTTTGATGAAGCAGCCCTATCTCAAAACGGGGCTGATGCATTTAATGTAGCTTTACGCCCTACCTTAGATAAAGAAAACTCAAAAGCCATTTTTATTAGTACTCCTCGGGGTAAGAACAATTGGTTTTCTCAGTTTTTTGATAGAGGTTTTTCAGACTCTTTCCCTGAGTGGTGCTCTATAAAAGCTACATACCATGATAATCCCCGTATTTCTCAAGCTGATATTGAAGAAGCTAAGAAAACTATGTCAGAAGCAGAGTTTCGCCAAGAGTATCTAGCTGACTTTAATATCTTCGAAGGGCAGATTTGGAATCTTAACTTTGAGAAATGCGTAAAAGATTTAGCGTTTTTAGAAACACAAAAGATGGACGTTATCGCGGGGCTTGACGTAGGTTTTAGAGACCCAACAGCTTTAGTGATTATAGCTTACGACTGGGACGCGGGGCTGTACTATCTACTAGATGAGTACTACGCTGCTGAGAAAACTACAGAAGAACACGCAAAAGAAATAAAAAGTAAGCTAGACTTCTGGGGGGCAGATTATGTATTTATCGATTCTGCAGCCGCCCAAACTAAATTCGACTTTGCCCAATTGTATGATATTTCTTGTACTAACGCTAAAAAGTCAAAGCTAGACGGTATAGGTTTCGTAGCTTCTATTATTGAAAACGATAAGCTAATTATACATAGTGAATGTTTCGAATCTCTGAGGAGTATTGATCAATATCAATGGGATCCTAATTCAAACCTTTTAACCGAGAAACCTGTACATAACTCTGCGTCTCACTGTGCAGATGCTATTAGATACGCAATGTATAGCTTTGAAACTAGTCATTCTGGATTTTAGTACCTAGTGAAAAATAGTTCTTGACTTATGATGTATAAATTATTATAATAAGGTTATAAAAATGACAGAGTTAAAGAGAGAGCCTACTAAATACCTTAGAGATTTCTGTAAATCTCAATATAAAAAAGGTACTAAATGTGAGATCTGTGGAGCTACCCAAGAGCTGCAGTTTCATCACTACTCTACGCTGTCCATTCTAGTAAATAACTTCCTGAAGGGGAAGACTATAGAGACAGTAGAAGAAGTAGAGGTCTTTAGAGAGAGATTTAGAGACCTTTACGAAGATGAGATTTACAATCAAACAGTTACTTTATGTAAGAAACACCATGAAGGACTGCACAAAGTTTATGGGAAAAACCCAAGTTTAGGAACTGCTAAAAAGCAGCCCCGTTGGGTTCAGAAGCAGAGAGATAAGCATGTTCAGAAGCTATAAAAAAGACGCAGATAACTTGAGAAGAGTTAATGAGAGTCTAGAAGAGAAACTGAATAATGCACAAGCTCTTATTGCTAGAAATGAGGGTGAGTCAGTTCACTCAAGAGAAGTTCATTTCAACTATAAAAAGCAATACGAAGCTTTAGAGGTTGTAAACGCAGGTATTAACTATATTGTTAATGATGCTGCAGAAATGCCTTTAAAAGTAGGGGACTCTATCAATTTGTCCAACCCCGTGGTAAAGGGCGTTAGAGCTACTACTCTATGGAGACTCTTAAACGTAGAACCCAACCCATTTCAAGATATTAGTACTTTTAAAAGAAACTTGATTATCGACTTAATTATTGACGGTAATATCTTTATCTACTGGGATGGGGCTCATCTATACCACTTACCCGCAGATAAAATGGTAATTAAGCCAGACCCTGTTTCTTATATTAGCCACTTTGAGTTTGATGGTAAGATCGACTATACTCCTAACGAAATTATACATATAAAGGAAAACTCCTTTCATAGTATCTATCGAGGAATTAGTAGATTAAGGGCAGCAGATAGGTCTATGAGATTACTTATCTCTATGCGCTCCTTCCAAGATAACTTCTTTAAGAATGGTGCAGTACCTGGACTAGTAATTAAAAGTCCTAATACTTTATCTGAAAGAATAAAAGAAAGATACCTACACTCATGGAACCTCAGGTACCGTCCAGATAGTGGAGGCCGAAGACCTCTAATTCTAGATGGGGGTATGGAGATAGATGAGATTACTAACATTTCTTTTAAAGAACTAGACTTTGAAAGCTCTATCCAGTCCAATGAAGTAACAATTTTAAAAGCATTAGGAGTTCCACCTATCTTATTAGATAGTGGAAATAATGCTAATATTAGACCTAACCACAGATTATTCTACTTAGAGACGATTCTTCCTATTGTTAATAAGTTAAATCACGCTTTATCTAGATTCTTTGGTTACCAAATCAGTGCCGACACCACCCAAATTCCCGCACTACAGCCGGAACTTAAGGATCAGGCATCTTACCTAACAACTCTTACAAATGGCGGGGTTATCTCAGCCAATGAAGCAAGAGTAGCTTTAGGTATGGAGCCTAAAGAAGGACACGATGATTTAAGAATCCCAGCCAATATTGCGGGCAGCGCCGCTGACCCTAGTCAAGGCGGGCGCCCTCAAGAAGGAGAGGATTAATGAATACATTGAAGAAGAAACACCTAGAGCAGGTGGTAGCGTACTTCATTAAGATTGGTAGAATCCCTACTCAGCAAGAGTATCGTGCCGATCCCAAAGTACCTATTAGACCCGTTCTATTAAGACGTTTTATAGGAAACTACGCTAGAGTACTTAGGCTTGTTAAACATAACTTCCCAAATGAATGGGAGATTTTAACAGAGGAACCTAGTGAAATTTTAGAGGAGTCTAGTAAGATCTCGGAAGAGAAAAAACCTACTAGCCCTAAAGTAAAGAAACCAGAGGGAAAAGATGTCTAAAAAACATATTATCCATCTAGCATCCCAGTTCAAAGCTGTTAAAACAGAGACGGGGGATGTTAAAATTAGTGGCTATGCTAGTACTAATGATAAGGATCGCGCTGGAGATATTATTGCAGCAGATGCTTGGACCAAAGGTGGCCTAGACAATTATAAAAATAACCCGATCATCCTATTCAATCATGATTACCATAAACCAATTGGTAAGGCTACTATAATTGAAGTCGATGAAAAAGGTTTAAAAATCGAGGCTATTATATCTCCTGCTGCAGCAGATGTAAGAAGTCTTGTAGAAGATGAAGTATTAAAATCTTTCTCAGTCGGTTTTCAGATTAAAGATGCTGACTACAAAAGCGAAATCGATACTTTTATTATTAAAGATGTAGAACTATATGAAATCTCTATAGTTTCTGTACCTTGTAACCAAGCTGCAACTTTTTCATTATCTAAGACCTTTAATTCAGATTCTGAGTTTCAGGAATTCAAACAAAACTTTGTCGATACTGTCGAGCACCCAGCTGAAGACTCAGCAAAAGCTCAGAAAACAGCTGATAAATCGACGGAAGGTGGGAGTATCCCACAATCAGAGGAGAAAAAAATGACCCCAGAAGAACTAAAAGCTATGGCTAAAGCTGTGGCTGAAGAAACTGCTAGAGCTATGAGCACTGCGGCTGCTAAAGAAGCTGCTGATGCAGCTGCTAAAAAAGCTGCTGACGAAGCTGCAAATAAAGATTTTACCATTCGTGTAGAATCTGCTGCTGAAAAGCTAATGGCAGATATCGAGACTCGCTTCTCTGAGAAGAGTGAGTCTCTAGAGAGTATTATGGGCGAGCTTAAAAGTGAGCTTGCTGAAAAATCTGCTGAAATTCAGGCTATGCGTGAATCTAAGCGAGTGTTTACTGATCGTGGTAGCGAAGGAACTTGGAAAGAAAAATTTGCTAGCGAAGCTATCGATGCCTTCATTCTAGGTAACGCTATTGGTAAAGGTTGGGATACTAAGTTTACCCAAGATCTTATCCAGAAGGTTAATACCCACTCTGGTGTAGATGTATCTTCTGCAGACTTTGAGCAGATTGTATCTACTAATATCGAGCGCGATATCGAACTAGAACTTGTTCTAGCTCCTCTATTCCGCGAAATTCCTATGACGTCTGCTACTATGATCCTACCGATCATGCCAGATTCTGGGTATGCTGAATTCGTTTCCTCTGGTGCTGCTTATGCAAACCGTAACGGTGTGCAGACTGCTCCTCACGGTAACCTGGACCAGCGTTCTGCTACTTACGGCGATAATGCTGGTGCTGCTCTTAATGAGCGTATTCTGCAAACTCATAAACTTATGAGTACATCTTATCTAGGTAACGAAACTGAAGAAGACGCTATCATGCCTCTCCTAGGTCTTCTGCGCGATGCTATGGTTCGTTCTCATGCACGTTCCATGGAGCAAGCACTGCTTGTTGGTAACCACGCTGATGGTGTTTATGGTTCTGAGTCTTTCGCTGGACTTATCTCCCTTGCCGACTCCGATAACCATGAGACTACTGCTTCTGGTACTCTTGCAAACTTTGCTCTTACTGCCGCTGATCTTTTTGACCTTCGTAAGAATATGGGTAAATATGGACGTCGTCCTGAGGATGTAGTTTATATCGTATCTCTGGAAGGTTACTACAACCTAATTGAAGATGCTGAATTCCAGGATCTGAATATCGTTGGTAATAGCGCTACTAAGCTACGCGGTGAAATTGGTTCTGTTTACGGATCTCGTGTTCTTGTTTGCGACGAGTTCGCTCCTAAGGCTGTTGATAAGTTCACTGCTATCGCAGTTAACACCCGTAACTTCCTGATGCCTCGTCTGCGTGGATTGAGACTAGAGTCTGAGTATGTTGTTGCAGAGCAACGTCGTGTTCTTGTTGCTAGTCAACGTATCGGGTTTACTGATATTATTGATGGTGCAGCTAACAAGTGGGCACTTAAGCTACCAGCTTCCTAAGCTTAGCTTTATCTGACTAAACTACCCCCTATCTTGGGAGCCCTTCGGGGCTCCCAGGTTTTGACAAGTTGACTTATGGCGAATTTAATTACAATTGATTATTATAAGCAAGCAAAAGCAATATCGAGTGCTAAGGATGACGAGCGTATATCCCTTGTAGTCGATGCGGTAAGTCAGCTTGTCAAAACTTATTGCGGGGTTTCT